GTCACGCCGTCCTCCCCCGTCAGGCGTGCTAACTCAGCGGGGTGATTGTCAGTGAGCAAACTACTGATCCAATCTTTGAGTCGTTCCTTTTGTTCCTCGTTGTAAGCCTCCTTGTCTAGCTTGCGTTGGTGTTCGGCCAGTAGGCCATCGTAGTAGCTATCTAATCCGTTCATTTCATTTCTCCTTGTGGTACTGGGTAAAGATAATCTTGCCATGGTAGTAGTGCGGTGTTACCCAGTCACCGCCCCATTTCTCTGCCTCGTCCTCGATGTCGTCCTCCTCGTAGAACCCTGCGTGACTCACCGAGTGCACCAACGCCTCGTCATCGGTGAAAAACATAACACCAAAAATTACAAACAGTTTCATAGCTTTCTCCTTTTAAATGTGGGTCACAGTGACCCGCTTATGCTTCACAATAAACCGCATCGAACAACGTACACAGTACAGTTGCCGAGTCGTAGGTGCGCGCTTGTGTTATCGCGTCTTGTAGTAATTCGTCAGTCAGTAGCCTGCGGTTGAGGAACCGCAAAGCTAGGTCAGGTTGTTCGGGGTAAACCGCCTCGCTGATCTGCTCAAGTAGGAAGTCGTAACTCCCCGCCATCGCGTCGTATAGGGCATCGAGTAAGTCCTCGGTCTGCCAGTAGTCATCGTCTTGCCATGTGCCGAAGTACTTGCTGTCGACTTGCTTGTTGTTGTCATACGCCTTGCTGTCGTACTTAGTCCACCACCCAGTGTTGTACTTGTACTCTTTGTACTCAGGCACAGTAGGGTCACGATCAGTAGGCAGGCTGTCCCACATCACCTTGAGTACTGCCTTGGACAGTGCCTCGAAGTGCACAATGTCTAGCTTCTCTTGGTCACCATGCTCGTTGTAGTAGCCCACGCTGATGTTGGTACATTCGGGGATGATGTCTGTGAACTCAGCAGTGTCGGTGTACACGCCAGTGTCATCAGGAGAGTACATAAGCGTCTCATCAAAGGCGTTGAGGTCGTTGGCCAGTGCCTCACAGAACACATCGGATGCACAGCGACCCATACCCTGATGACTGATGACGCTGTCGATACCTCGCCTGTCAAACGCAATGGCCCGATCAAACTGAGCAAGCAAGTCAGCGTGATGCGTAGCGATGTGCTTAGCCCCGATACCCCCACACTCCTCGCCTTGGCTGAAGATGTAGTAACCCTTGACGTCAGCATGTATCAGGTGCATGAGCATGGCCACACCCGCACCATCGTCAGCACCGAGGGGAGCGCCATCGGCATACCAGTGAGTCGCAGTCTTCCTGATCTTGTTAGCACCTGTCTCTTTGTGTACTGTGTCAACGTGAGCGATGAACAATGTCTTACTGCCTGCGATGCGGTTGTCGATGTGTAGGTTGCCTGCACCATCCACAGATGTGAATGACTTGAGTTCAGCAGGTAGTGCGTTGAACAGCCACTCGGTGAAGTCCGAGACGGCAGGGGTATTGTGCGGACGCTTGACAGACAACGCACGCGCTAGGGTTTTGTGAAGTATAGATTTCTTGTTCATGATTGTTCCTTAGATTAGGTTGCTTCGAGCACATGTGGTGACGATGCGTTGGAGAGAATGATTAGGTCAGCGCTGATGTCTGCACGGCAGTTGATACGCACAGCGTCCCACCCTACTTGGTTGATGGTGGTCTGACTAATCAAGCGTCTAGTGATGAGGCGTCTGCCGTTGTGCAAGAGGGATATGCTGAACATCACATAGCCGTCATCTCTTGAGCGATCCTCGATCAACGAGCACTCATTCAGCATGGCCATGGTCAGTTGCCTAGCCACAACAACTTGCTCAACCGCGACAGTAGTATCCGCCTCGTCCTCGGCATCGTCATCCTTGTCAGCCGTAGCGTCAGCTATCTCCTGCGGTACGTAGTCATCGTGGTAACGCTCGCCCTTGTACTCGGTGAAGTCGGTGCAGTCGTCCGTGTACCAGTTGCATGATGCAACGCACTGCCATCCGTCATCTTGCATACCCCACTCTTGGGTATCTTGGAACAAGCAGATACGCTCATCGTCTATCGTGTACCAGTCACCATTGATCTCGATGGCCTCATCCATCGGGGCGTACTCTCCGCACTCAAGCTCGATGATCTCGTTATCAGACAGGTAGTCCATATCGTAGGACTCACTCTGCGAGTCGACATACACCACGTTGTCCTCATGCACATAGTATTGATTGCCTCGTCTGCCGTACACATAGGTGTAGTTATTGTCGCAACAACTATTGCACACATGCACGTCCTCTTGACGGCCAACCCAGTAGCCGTCATCGTTGGATGTACGATCACCGCAGTCATCGCAGTCGAAGTTGTCATCATCGTTATCCATCGCGGTCGGGTAACCGCCAGTCTGATCGCAGGTATATTCTCCATCGCTGTCGATCACAAGCGCCTTAGCCCCTGCATCGATCGTCACATTCTTTTCACCGCCATCAAGATAGGGTGCAAGGAAGTGATCGCTTGCCTCGTGGTACGCCAACCTCTCGCCATCCTCCCAGTAGTTCTCCTTGGTATAGCCCTGCTCACGCAACCATGTATCCATGCCGTCATCTGTCTGACTGTAGCTGGTCGCATTGGCTGGGCGTAGGTAACTGCGAACGAAATACTTCTTGCCATCTATGGGCTGGGTCATACACAGCGCACGCCCCATGGTGTCATCGCCCTCGATGCGCACCGCCATGTGCCATCCGAACTTGGGGTCATACGCCTCGTAGGGGTGACGGGTCACGCCATCGCTACACTTAACGCCTCGGTCATCGCCCCACACCATGCACGACTGTGGCCCACGATGTAGGTGATAGATCATCTCAGCGGTAGTGTGTACGAACTGGAACCGAGCCGCTGACCCATAGCGTGAGACAAGATCACGGATGGTGTGATCGGGTAAGTCGAAGTGTCGAGTGAGATACTTGCCGACCGATGTGACAGTCTGAATATCTTTCTGACCCTTGGCCTCGTTCTGTGTGTAGGCGATCTTGGAGCGATCACCTTGGGACTCATGCGGATGCTCAAGCAGTAGTTGATGCCAGTCTTTGGGACGGGCTAGCTTGATGGCCGCATTGATGACGCCATGCACAGGGTACTTGTCGAACTCGCGGATGATCCAGTACCTAGCATCACGCTTGGCGCTGAGTGCCGCCATCTCCTCTCTGTCATCCGTGAGATGCCATTGGCGTCTAAGCTCCCCATCAGTACGGCGTATCGCATCGTATGCTTGCCGTATGGTGTTGTCCATGTCTTGCCAGTCGTATGTATCGTTTGTTGTAGTCATTGCTTTCTCCTTTGGTTGTGGTTAATTGTTTGTCTTTGTTGCGTTAGACACGAAGTAGTCGAAGACCTGATACGCCAAGCCGTACGCCCCGCAGGTGTACATGGCCAGCCAGATGTATCCGACACCTACCTCCGTCATCATCGTGAACCCCATGTAAATCATCGCCATGCACATAGCGGTGAAGATGAGGGTTGCTGCTTTCTCTGTGATTGTTTTCATTTCATTTCCTTAAGTTGCAAGTGCCGAGGGAACCGCCTCGGCTTCGGTTTCGGGTCACAGTGACCCTCATTCTGTTTCGGGATACATCCCATGCCATGTCGGTGGTACGAAGTCGTTGGGTTTCAACTCATCCATCCACCGCAGGGCTTGCTTAATCTTTCGCACTGTTTGTAAGTGCTTGTCTGTTGGGTCGATCTCTTGTGCCTGCTGTGCATTGACGAGTTCGTTTTCTGTACGTAGTTTTAATCTCTCGATCTTGGATGCCCGCGCCTTGCTCTCTTGAGGCGGTCTGCTCAGGCGTTGAAAAGGTAGCTTGCGTTTCATACGCGGCATCGTAGGGATAAGCTCAAACAATTCGCTTACCTCTTGCCTCTGAGTTCGTGGAACCCAGTCAGTCCAGTGCGACCCGTTGTTGGGTATGGCCTTGGGGTTTCTGCGTTGTACCCATGCCGAGAACTGTGATGGTGTCATGCGATGGCCACGCTCGGGCTCAACGATCTCGCCGTCATCGTTCACATAGGTTGTCATGTAATTAGTTTTAATCTTGTGCTCAAGGCGTTGGAGTACCTCGATGTATTTGTCGAACGCTTGGTCACGTTCGGGTGTTGGGTTGGTGCTTTTGTACTTGCGACCAACGATGGCGTTGGTTAACTCATACTTTAGATCACGCAACAGGTCACGCCATAAAGCATCGAACTGCTTGTTGCGTAGCTTGCTCGACTTCATTTCTGTTTTCTTTTTGAGCAAGTAATCCCTGCGCTCGGTTCGAATGTCGGGGTTCAAAATAGTTTTAATCAGGTAGTTCTGAAGTTGCTTGGGGGTCAGCTTGAGTTGTTGTGCCTCGCTCAAAGGGTTACGCATGAGCTTGAGGTCAAGATGTGTCGAGATTAAATCTATATTTTCCATGATCTGTCCTAGATTAAACGAGTATCCATTGTGTCGGTACAACGGGAGGCAACGCCAGTGCTAGTATACACGAGAACTGTCCTCGGTATCTATCCTTTTCGAAAAGAACTAAAGCTAAAGCCTGAGAGCAGGGGATGTCGAGCTTGCAAAAATTTACACGCATATACAAACACACTCCTATATATATAAATATATTTAAAAAGATAGATATAGAGGACAGTTTTTGCAGACGCAAGCAATGGCGCGGGGTTGCGCTGTACTCGGACTTTGGATAGCTGTTTAATCATGGATAGGTAGGTAAATTGTAGACTAAAGCTGTTTGGGCGACATTCGGGTCTTTGTGACCCGATTCCACGAGGTGCAAGGTCTTCTCTCTGCGCTGATCGAGGGCGATCTTGACCATGTATTGTGGGCGTTGCACCTCACGCCATCTTGCGAGGGCGATGTTCTTGGGGGAGAGTTCGGGGAAGAGTGGCATTATGTTCTCCGCTTTGATGTAATGGGGTTGATACCTGCTTTGATGACTGCGTAGAAGGTGACTTCACGCATGGGCTGGAAGCCCTTGGATTTTGCGTACGCGAGGTACTCTGTGTAGGTTGGCATGATTAAAACTCCTTTTGGTTAGACAAGATACGAAACACCGAGAGAAGCTCTTTCTCTCGGGCTCGCAGAAAAAATCGGGTCACAGTGACCCGAAAATCATGCAACGAGAACCGCCAAGGCTTTGCGTTGCTGTGCAGGGGTGAGTTTGCCAAAGGCTTCGATGATTTTCGCAACAGGGTCAAGCGGTTCTTTCTTTGCGCTCGATGCTCTACGGGTTGTCCCCTCGATCATGTGCATCATGTCACGCACCACAGTCTTCGTGGTTTCATACTTGGGGTGCTTCGTGATGAGTGACACCTTACCCGTGACATCGTGCACCTTGTACCCCGCCTTACCCGCCTTCGTCTTACCGCATGCCCACTCAATGACGATGGGTCTGCATGCTTCGACTGTGGTGTAACCCGCATCTTGCATGTCTTGGATGAGTTTCACACGGGAACCAGCGAATGTGTCAAGTGCTGTAAATGCGTTTGCTTTGTTTGTCATGTTGTTTCTCCTTGAGGTTGATTGAATTGCCTAGGGCTGACTACCTTAGACAACTTCTATTGTGCATACACCCCATTTTGATAGGCATCGAGAGCCTTTTTCGGGGCATTTTCGGGTCACTTTGACCCTGTTTTGGGGTGTTTTTGGCGGTATTCGACCCCCACCCACCCCCCACCACCACAAATAGACCATGGCCCCTGCTGCCACATACGAACACTGTTCCATAACCGCAAAACAAACTTTGTAAAACCTTAGTACTAATTACCCCTAATCCAAAAATTTTATAAAAATTTAGAAATACCCGTGTCTAACGTTAGACTCTCCATCTGTACAGACGAAAAAAAGCCCCACCAGCGTCAACCGGTGGGGCAAAGATGGCAACTGAAACCATCAAGGAGAAAGCAAGCGCTTGCGCACCCACTCGATTTAAGTGTACATTATCTACATCGCAGGTTCAAGGGCTTATGCGCAGAATGTTAGACCATTTAATCAATTTCGAACCCGAAGTGCACGATCACTTAGGCGACTTCGTCCCTATGGATAAGACAGATCCGGCGGATGCCGTGGACGGAATGTCTAATACTGTAGACTGGCTCAAAGAGTTAGGCGCTGTGGACACAGATACTTTGGTCAATGAGGCGCAAAGCCAAGCAGCACGTACTGCTTTCACCAACATCGTCACCGCCAAACCTGCGGAAATGACGCATACCTCTCTGGCAAATATCAAAACGCCAGAAGCAGTCCAAAGATTAGTTGGTATGCTTTCCGCCTATGACTGGGAATTTGTACAGCAAGCCAAAGAGATTAGAGGCTATACAGTAGCCAAGCTGGTGGAAGAGACTGAGCACCCCAACGCCAACATCCGACTCAAAGCGCTAGGGTTGCTGGGTAAAGTGACAGAAGTGGGCTTGTTCACAGAGAAGATTGAAGTCAAGAAGACGGAGATGTCAGACGTTGAGCTTGAGAATCGTATTAAAGAAAAGCTTAATAGGTTCATGGGTGTTATAGATGTCATTGACGTGAGTAAAGAAAATTCCGATGAAGCGTGACGAATTTACAACACTTAGTAAGATTGAGCTTGAGGCCATGCAGAAGGCTTTGCCTTACATGACCGTGCAAGAAAAGATGGAGTTGTTTGACGACTTGGAGCTTAGAGAGAAACGCGCCAGTTTAAAAGCAGCCAGTACCAATATGCTTGGGTTTGCGCAGGCGGTGTACCCCGGATTTAAAGTTGGCCCCCATCATAAGAAGCTTGCCAGAATTTTTACTGACGTGGTCGAGGGCAGGAAGAAGCGCGTGATTATTAACATCGCGCCTCGTATGGGTAAGTCTGAGTTTTCGTCTTACTTGTTTCCTGCGTACTTCCTAGGTAAATACCCTGAGAAGAAAATCATCATGGGCACGCACACTGCAGGTCTGTCTGAAGACTTTGGCAGGCGCATACGTAACTTGATTGACTCTGATGAATACCGTGATGTTTTCCCCCAAACAATGGTTGCTGATGACCAAAAAGCTGCAGGAAAATGGAGTACCTCTGCAGGAGGCCAGTATTACGCCGCAGGCGTGGGCGGTGCTCTTGCTGGTCGTGGTGCTGATCTGTTCGTTATTGACGACCCACACTCGGAACAGGACGTAAAGTCCAACAGCCGCCTAGCTTTTGACACAGCTTGGTCTTGGTTCCAGACAGGCCCCTTGCAACGTTTGATGCCGGGTGGTGGGATTATCATTGTAATGACCCGTTGGTCGCTCCTAGACCTGACTGGGCGCCTAATTGACTACCAAACCAAGAACCCAGAAGCCATTCCATGGGAGATTGTGGAGTTGCCAGCCATTTTGAACGATGGGGAAGAAGACGAGAAGTCCCTATGGCCAGAGCAGTGGTCACTGGAAGCGCTCAAATCCACAAAGGCCAGTATTGATCCAAGGTATTGGAACGCGCAGTACATGCAGCAGCCTACATCGGAGAACTCGGCCATCGTTTCACGCAAGATGTGGCGTATTTGGGAAGACGAAGAACCGCCAAAGTGTGAATACATCATCCAGTCGTGGGATACGGCGTTTGAAACCAAGAACACATCCGACTATTCCGCCTGCACAACGTGGGGCATCTTCTACAATGAGGAAGAAAATGACTCGCCCCAACTTATCCTGCTCGACGCTTTTAAAGATCGTATGGCTTTCCCTGAGCTTAAGGTGGTGGCGCTTAAGCAATACAAAGAGTGGGAACCTGATGCGTTCATTGTGGAGAAAAAAGCGTCCGGGGGGCCGTTGATTCAGGAACTCAGGGCGTTGGGAATCCCAGTCCAAGAGTTCTCCCCAAGCAGGGGCAACGACAAGATGGTGCGTGTCAATGCGGTTGCGGATTTATTTAGCAGTGGTAAAGTCTGGGCACCTGACACACGCTGGGCACGGGAAGTGATTGAAGAGGTGGCCGCGTTCCCAGTTGGGGAGCACGACGATTACGTGGACACGACAACACAGGCGCTGCTACGCTTTAGGCAAGGCGGCTTTATCAGTTTAGACACAGACGAGAAAGATGACCTCGAAATCTTTCGCCGTAGGAAAACCGAATACTACTAGGAACACACATGGCAACGAACATCGACAAAGCGCTGTACCAACAACCAATGGGCATTGATGCGCTTGGTGAACAAGAGTCTCCCCTTGAGATTGAGATTGTTGATCCCGAAGAAGTCACGATTGGCGTGGACGGAATGGAGATCACCCTCAAGCCCGGAGAGGGCGACGATGAAGAAGGTTTTGATGATAACTTGGCCGAGTACATAAAAGACGGTGCTTTGCAGTCGCTTGCGGGTGACTTGGTGTCTGACATTGACAACGACAAGAATGGCCGCAAGGATTGGGAGAAGACGTACGTTGATGGCCTGAAGTTGTTGGGCTTGCAAATAGAAGAACGCACCGAACCTTGGAACGGCGCATGCGGTGTGTTCCACCCCATGATTACTGAGGCAGTCGTCAGGTTCCAAGCTGAAACAATTACTGAGACTTTCCCAGCCCAAGGGCCTGTGCGTAGCAAACTCATTGGCAAAGAAACGCCAGAGATGAAAGAAGTTGCGTCTAACGTCGAAGATGACATGAACTACGAGTTGACGGAAGTCATGACGGAGTACCGCGGTGAACACGAACGCATGCTCTGGTCATTGCCAGCCACAGGCTCAGCGTTTAAGAAAGTGTACTACGACCCCAATTTGGGACGTCAGGTGTCGATGTTTATTCCTGCGGAAGATATGTATCTGCCGTACGGCACAACGGATATGGATACTTGCTACCGCATTACGCACGTTATGCGCAAGACCAAGAACGAGATCATTAAGTTACAGCAAGTAGGCTTTTACCTTGACATTGAGTTGCCTGACTCACCAAAAGACTTGACTGACATTCAGAAAGCCAAGGACAAAGAGACTGGCTTTAGTGACTTGAATGACGATCGCTACACGCTGTATGAGTGCCATGTAGATTTGAACCTTGAAGGTTACGAAGACGAAGACGATTCTGGCGAAGAGACCGGCATCATGTTGCCATACGTTGTCACGTTGATTAAAGGCTCCAATGACATCCTGTCAATCCGCCGCAACTGGAAGGAAGAAGATGACCTCAGACTCAAGCGCCAGCACTTCGTTCACTACCAATATATCCCGGGTTTTGGAGCTTACGGCTTCGGGCTTTTCCACCTTATCGGAGGCTTTGCTAAATCCGCTACATCCCTCATGCGACAACTTGTCGATGCCGGAACACTCAGCAACTTGCCCGGCGGACTCAAGACACGGGGCCTGCGAATCAAAGGTGACGACACACCAATCGCACCCGGAGAGTTCCGTGATGTAGACGTAGGTTCGGGCACGATCCGTGACAACATCTTGCCCCTGCCATACAAGGAGCCAAGCCAGACGTTGTTCAACTTGATGCAGACCATCGTTGACGAAGGCAGGCGTTTTGCCGCGACTGCTGACATGAAGGTGTCTGACATGAGCGCTAATGCGCCAGTGGGCACAACGCTTGCGCTCTTAGAACGTCAGTTGAAAGTAATGACGGCTGTTCAGGCTCGTGTGCACTTTGCACTCAAGCAAGAGTTCAAACTTTTAAAGAACATCATCCGTGATTACACAGACGCTGACTACACATACACACCCGAGTACGGCACTCGCAAAGCTAAGAAAGCCGACTATGACTTGGTGGACGTGATCCCCGTGTCAGACCCCAACGCTGCGACCATGTCTCAGCGCGTTATTCAATATCAAGCCGTCATTCAGATGGCGCAGATGGCTCCGGACATTTACAACTTGCCCGAGTTACACCGCGGTATGTTGAACGTGTTGGGCATTAAGAACGCTGAGAAGCTCGTGCCAATTGAGGAAGATCAAAAACCGACCGACCCAGTGCAGGAGAATCAGAACGCACTCAAGGGTAAACCAATCAAGGCGTTTTTACACCAAGACCATCAGGCGCATATCCAAGTACACATGATGCTACTGCAAGACCCAATGATGCAACAGTTTATTGGCCAGAACCCACAAGCTCCTAAGATCATGGGCGCAATTACGGCTCACATTGCAGAGCACGTTGGTTACCAGATGCGCCAGCAGATCGAGCAGCAGTTGGGTATGCCGTTGCCTCCCGAGGGCGAAAAGTTGCCGCCACAAATTGAGATTGCGTTGTCCGGCATGATGGCTCAAGCGGCACAACAGGTAATGATGCAGAACCAAGCCAAGGCTGCACAACAGCAAGCACAGCAACAAATGCAAGACCCGATCATGCAAATGCAGATGCAAGAACTCCAACTCAAGGGCCAAGAGCTAGAGTTGAAGAAACAGAAGATCATGATGGACGCTGCTGCCAAGGCAGATGCTCAGCAGTTACGAGAGCAAGAAGTCAGCGGCAAACTGGAGTTGGAAGCTCTTCGCACAGGTGCGCAAATCAAAGAGAGCGAATTCAAGCAACAGTTCGAACAAGAACGTACCGGCCTCCAAATGGGCGCTGACATTGCAAAGAGTAAAGCCCAGATGGATTTACAAGCGCGTACTGTTGCGCTCCAAAATAGCAGCAAACAACGTGAGCCCAAATCATGATTCAAGACTTCGTACGCGTATTACGTGAAAAGATACGCACTGACATGAACAACTATGCTGATGACTTGGCTGGTGGTTCGTGCCGTACTTTTGAAGAGTACCAAAAACTCTGCGGGATTATTCAGGGTCTAGCCCTCGCAGAGCGTTATCTACTTGACCTTGCACAGAAAGTTGAAGAATCTAATGAGTGACATTGATTTATCCCCCGGTGCTTTTGCACTGCCTGAACCCATCCAGCCTCTGGATGCACCTGAAACCGAAGCTAACGACGAGTTGAAGGCCACGCAACTTCCCTTGCCCACAGGTTGGAAAATTCTTTGCGCGGTACCCGACATTTCTGAACGAGTGGATGGTACAAGTCTGGACTTAGTCCGGCCTATTGAAAGCATGCGCCAAGAAGAAACTGCAACCACTGTGTTGTTTGTTTTAAAAGTTGGCTCCGATGCGTACAACGACACCGCCAAGTTTCCCAACGGAGCATGGTGCAAAGAGGGTGACTTCGTGTTAGTACGTACTTACTCCGGTACAAGATTTAAGATTTTTGGCAAGGAGTTCCGTCTCATCAACGACGACCAAGTTGATGCTGTTGTGCAAGACCCTCGCGGCCTGACCCGCGCTTGAAAGGAATAATATGGCTGAATCGTACAAGTTCCCCGACGAAGTTGAGGACAAAAAAACTGCCGACGTTGAGTTTGAAATAGAAGGCGAAGGCGAAGTAGAGATTGAAATCGAAGACGATACGCCCGAGCATGACAGGGGCCGTAAGCCCTTAGATCGTGAAGTGCTTGATCCAACCGAAGAAGAAATTGAGTCCTATTCCGACAAAGTCAAGGGACGCATTAAAGAGTTGACCCATGCCCGTCACGACGAGCGCCGTGTCAAAGAAGCTACGATGCGTGAAAAGCAAGAGCTTGAGCGTCTTACACAACAGTTGATTGACGAGAATAAACGTCTCAAACAAAACGTCTACACAGGACAAGAAGCCATCATTGAGGGAGCCAAAGGCAAGGCCGAATTTGAGTTGGATAAAGCCCGTGGCAAACTGAAAGCTGCACAGGAAGCTTTTGATAACGATGCCATCATTGCCGCTCATGAAGAGGTGATGGATGCAAAGATTCGCGCAGAACAAGTAAAAAATTATCGTCCTACCCCTTTACAAGAAGAAAACTTTGAGGTACAAACTACTCAAACCCAACCCCAAAAGGTTGAACCGGACGAAAAAACTCTGCGCTGGCAGGCAAAAAACCAGTGGTTCGGACAGCAAGGGTTTGAAGAATACACCAGCTACGCACTAGGGCTGCATCAGAAACTAGTCACAAACGGAGTGGATCCCCGCTCTGCTGAATATTTCGACCAAATTGATGGTCGCATGAAGTCAACTTTTCCGGATTTATTCGGGCAAGCAAATGACAAGCCAAGGTCTGGTGAGGTTCAAAAACGACCTACGACAGTGGTTGCCTCTGTATCTCGTTCTACGAGTGCAGGAAAAATTAAGCTAACTCAAACGCAAGTAGCGTTAGCGAAAAAATTTGGTTTAACCCCGCAGCAATATGCTGTTCAAGTAGCAAAGTTGGAGAATTAAGATGGCTGAAACTAATGACCGCTCAAATCGTGACAGTAAGTCACGCGATAAATCTGCTCGTTCGGTATATGTACCCCCGAGCAACCTGCCCGATCCGACACCTGATCCTGATTACATGTTCCGCTGGATTGCGACGCATGTGCTAGGTCAGCCGTTATCCAACAACGTGTCTTTACAGATGCGCGATGGATACGAGCCGGTGAAAGCAGTGGATCATCCAGAATTGGCTTTGTTTGGCAACAACGCAAACGGCAATGTGGAAATTGGTGGGCTGATGCTTTGCAAGGCTCCCAAGGAACGCATCCAAGCACGCGCTGATTACTATGCCAACCAATCCCAAAACCAGATGGATTCAGTTGACAATCATTTCATGCGAAATAACGACCCTCGGATGCCCTTGTTTGCTGACCGCAAGTCAACAACAAGTCGCGGAACAGGATTTGGTTCTGGTTCTAAATAATTTATAGGAGTCTTTATGGCTTATCCGGTTATTGATGCCCCTTACGGGCTAAAACCGATCAACTTGATCGGAGGTCAGGTCTTTGCGGGTTCTACTCGTGAATATCCGATCACTAACGGTTACTCTACAAACATTTTCTACGGTGATTACGTAGGTTTGTCTCGTGGTGAAATCGTTCGTTTGTCTGTGTCTACTGGCACAGCAGGCAATCAAACAGGTGTCTTCTTAGGATGCCGTTTTACAAACCCTGTCACTAAACAATTGACTTTCTCGCAATACTGGCCCGCATCTACTGCGGCTGGCGATGCAGTAGCCATTGTCAGTGATGATCCTGATGCCGTCTTTAAGGTTGCGGTTTGCTCTGCAACTACTGCTATTGCTTCTGGTGCCCGTGCAATGATTGGTCAAAACTTGGGCATGATTAACAACACAGGTAGCACTGCAACTGGCGACTCTAAGAACGCAGCATTGGCTCCCAGTGCAACACCTGCTACTACATCATCTTTGCCCGTTCGCGTGCTTGGCTTGGTGCCTGATACGGCTGTTTCGCTTGGAACTGTGACGTATACCAGCATTTCTACCGCTACTGTTACATGCTCGGCTTTGCCAAGCGCGTTAGTTGTTGGTACTGACGTTGGTTCGCTGGATTCAAACGGTCAATACGTTTCTTCTGGTTCTTTTGTTACCACCGCAGCTGCTGCCGGTGCTACATCGTTTGTTATGAACCAAGCTCCTGTTGCTACATTGAACACTACTATTGTGTTGATGCAGTACCCTGAGATTCTGGTCAAAATCAACTTTGGCCAGCATCAGTATTATGCTGGCACCAGCATTGCTTAAGGAGCTAAATCATGGCTATTTCACGCGCACAACTACTTAAAGAACTGCTCCCGGGCCTCAACGCCTTGTTTGGCTTGCAGTACGCTACTTACGGCGAAGAGCACAAAGAACTCTACGAAACAGAGAAATCTGAGCGTAGCTTCGAAGAAGAGACAAAACTGTCTGGCTTCTCTGCTGCTCCAGTCAAGAACGAGGGTTCAGCCATTGCTTATGACAATGCGCAAGAAGCGTTCACGGCTCGCTACAACCACGAAACCATTGCCTTGGGTTTCTCAATCACTGAAGAAGCGGTTGAAGATAACTTGTACGACAGCTTGTCTGCTCGCTACACCAAGGGCTTGGCTCGTGCTATGGCCTACACCAAGCAGGTTAAAGCTGCATCCGTCTTAAACAACGGTTTCAGCGCAGCCTATGTTGGTGGCGATGGTGTTGCTCTGTTCTCTACAGCGCACCCATTAGTGTCTGGTGGCACTAACAGCAACCGTCCTTCAACCAATGCTGACTTGAATGAAACATCGTTGGAAAACGCTGTGATTCAGATCGCCGCTTGGACTGATGAGCGTGGCCTGTTGATCGCCGCTAAGCCTAAGAAATTGATTGTGCCTCCAGCACTTCAGTTCGTTGCTACTCGTTTGCTCGAAACCAGCCTCCGTGTTGGTACAACAGACAACGACATCAACGCATTGAAGAACAACGGTTCAATCCCTGATGGCTACACAATCAACCACTACCTGACCGACACAAACGGCTGGTTCTTGACAACTGACGTACCTAACGGCTTGAAGCACTTCGAGCGTATGGCGTTGTCCACATCTATGGATGGTGACTTCGACACAGGTAACGTTCGTTACAAGGCCCGTGAGCGTTATTCGTTTGGCTGGTCTGATCCATTGGGCGTCTTTGGATCACCCGGTTCGACCTAATAAAACAGCCCCACAAGGGTAAGTTTGAGGCCACCTGCGGGTGGCCTTTTTGTTGTCATAAAGTTAAACTACGATGGACTTGCAGCCGCGGTGGTTGCATAAACACAGGGGCACATCATGAAATTTGAAATGGAATTTGGATACTTTGGTAATAACAAACTTTCTATTGAAACAACTGATTTTGATATGATTCAGATTTTTCAAGAGTTTGTTCAGTTTCAAGAAAACTATGGCTGGGCGGTTGAGTATGCCGCCGTTGATGAAATTGAAGACGAGTTTGAAGACGAAGACGACACAGAAGAAGAGTTGGATGGCGCTGTAGCTGACGCTGCCGCAGAAGCTGCTGACAACAAGTAATACTAGGGGGCTTCGGCCCCCTTCTTCTTTTTAGCTTTTTTAACAAGCCGTTCGTCGTGGTGGTGTATACGGTGGCAGTTGGCGCAGAGTACAACGCACTTCTTGACTTCTTCCATAGCACGCTTAAAGGCACGGTTTTTTATCAGTTTGTTGACTGACTCTTCTTTTGTACTGCTGTCTATGTGGTGGAAGTCAAACGTGGCTGGATGGTTTTGCCCACACTTCACGCAAGCTAATGTAGCTTTAAAGCTACGCCACTGATCTTTATACGCCTTGGCCGAGGCTTTACTTGCCGCAATTACAACCGCTTTATTGTTGGCATAGTACATACTTGCGTACGTTCTTTGTTTAGTTTGCTTAACTTTTGGGTCTTTATACGGCATGTTTAATCCGATACCGCCAGTACAACGCCGTTTTTAAACCCCAAGGTTGAGATGGCTCAAACATTTTGAAACCTGTAGATATCAAACTGTTAGCAGATGCGGGGTTTTCGTTGGTGTCAGTGATGACCCAATTCATGCCTAACGTTTTGGCTTTGCGAACCCGCGTTTTAATAAACCTCTTCTGAAGCCCGCGTCCACGATGAGCGCGTACAACACCTGCCCGACAAAGATACATAGTGTCAGACCAACGACTAGAGGGAACAACACCAGCGAACCCAGCAGCCTCACCGTTCTGTGTGTAAGCAACATACCAGCATCCTTGTGTGATTGGGTAAATTTTATCGTGGGGAAGACATGCTTTTTGAAGCAACGACAACAACTGCACCACCTCTGGCTGACGGGTATCAACAGGGACAATGCGGTATTTCATGCCCCCATAATGCCGGAGGATTGTGACAAGAAAAATAATTGTTGCGCACTTAAAAATACCGTGATATAAACACAGTAATCCGGGCTTTCCGGTGCATCAAACAGTCCCGGCTGACGACATACAGATTGATGCACTCCACTTGTATGTAAGGAAATATCATGGGATTCGCAACACACCTAGGCCCTTGGCTGCTCGGCACTGTTAAAAACACAACCGGCACCACTGCTGGCACGATCCGAAACATGGGCTCAACTACTGTTACCCAAACGGGCGCAACCACTGTAAGCGACACAACTGCTACTACTTTGTTTGTCTTGCCTGCTGGCGCAATGATTAACAACTTTATCGTGAACATTACCACTGCCTATGCAGGTACTACCGGTAACACAATCACTGTGAAGATTGGCTCTACAACTCTAGGTACTGTTGGTGGCGCTACCACTACACCTTTGTCTGTTGGCCGCGCAACATTCACCATCACTGACGCAAGCATTGCTACTTACGAGAACGTAGGTTCAACAGATGCAATCGTTACAGTAACTTACGCCTGTGCTGGTACAGCCAGCGGCGGTGCTGCTAGCGTGACTTGTGTCTACACAGTCCGTGGTTCTGACGGCGTTGCTAACCCCAGCCAAGCTTAATTGATCTAGGGGGCTTCGGCCCCCATTTACAAGGAGATTAATTATGATGCAAACAGACGTAAAAGCGGCGCATTTGAGCGCGGCGGGTTCTTTTATATCGGGGCGAACACGCCTTAGAGGTATTGTGGTTAGCCCCAAAGTTACAACAGCGGCAACATTTGAAATTCGTGATGGCAGCGCCACTGCTGCTGTGTTGTTTACAATGGATATTGCCAGCGTTGCCACCCCGGTAAACTTTAATATCACAATACCCGGCGAAGGTATTGTGGCATCTACAGGGCTTTACTTAACAACCAGCGTAGGAACTATTGTGGGTATTGAAGTGTTCTATGGCTAAGAAAAAAGGCCCCTCACTAGCTATTGGTCGCGGCGAGAAGTTGCCCGTATCCAAAGGTGCGGGGCTGACTGCCAAAGGCCGCGCTAAGTACAACGCTGCTACGGGTAGTAACCTGAAGGCTCCACAGCCACAAGGCGGCAAGCGCAAGGACTCGTTCTGTGCACGCATGTCAGGTATGCCCGGCCCCATGAAAGACGAGAAGGGTAAGCCCACCCGTAAGGCGGCTGCCCTTGCAAGATGGAAATGTTGATATGACTACAAACTCAGACACAATTAAAAGCACGCTGGATATTGTTTCAGTGTTTGCAGCCATAGGATCGTTTTTGGAAATGTTTACCCCAATTTTTGGTTTGATTGGCGCAATCTGGACATTGATGCGAATCGCCGAAATGATTGCGGGTAAACCCTTTGCTGAAATAATCCGCAAGAAGAAGGCTGGCGATGCCATCGACCAGTAAAAAACAACACAACTTCATGGCAGCAATAGCGCACAACCCTGCGTTTGCCAAGAAGGTAGGAATACCGCAAAGCGTTGGAAAAGATTTCAACGAAGCGGATAAGGGTAAGAAGTTTGGTAAGGGCGGGGAAACTCGTCCAGATGTGCAAGGTATCAACAAGCCTAAAACCGATCACGGAAAAATGGCTTTTTTTAAAGAAGGTGGTAATACTATGGCTTCCAAAATGAATCCCGGCTTCATGGCAATGATGGCTAAGAAAAAAGGCGCACAAGAAGGCTCTAAGGCTGACATGGCGTCAGACAAAAAGCAAATGATGGGCATGAAAAAAGGCGGCATGAAAAAGATGGCCAATGGTGGCTCAGCTTCTTCCCGCGCTGATGGTGTTGCTACAAAAGGCAAAACCAAAGGCACAATGATTGCCATGAACAAGGGCGGCAAGACCTGCTAAGACCATGATGGCCAGCCGTGGAATGGGGGACATCTCCCCCTCTAAAATGCCCAAGGGCGTCAAGAAAGCCCGGCGGGACGACACTGACTTCACCCAGTACAAAGAGGGTGGGAAGGTGAATGCGGCTGGCAATTACACAAAGCCAAGTCTTCGCAAGAAGATTGTGTCTCAAGTAAAGTCAGCAGCCACGCAAGGTACCGGTGCAGGTCTTTGGAGTGCCCGAAAAGCTCAGCTTGTTGCCAAGAAGTACAAGGCGGCAGGCGGGGGTTACCGAGATTGAAAGCGCCTCAAAAATCATTGAAGGATTGGGGCGACCAAAAATGGGGAACCAAAAGTGGTAAAAAATCTTCTGACACAGGTGAGCGATACCTTCCAAAAGCTGCGATCAAAAGTCTCAGCGCTAGTGAGTACGCTGCGACGACCAAAGCCAAGCGAGCCGGAAAAGCCGCAGGCAAACAATTCGTAGCACAACCCAAAACGATTGCAAAGAAAACGGCGGGGTTTAGATAATGGCTACCAAAAACTTTATTCAAAACGCAATCAAGAAGCCCGGTGCATTACGCGCATCGTTGGGCGTTAAAGCCGGTGAAAAGATTCCTGCAAAGAAGCTAAACGCCGCTGCAAAACAACCCGGTAAAATGGGGCAGCGTGCGCGTTTGGCTAAAACTCTTAAGAGCTTTAAATGACCACTTCAGGAACCGCAGCGTTTAACCTTGACCTTACTGAGTTGGTTGAGGAAGCATTTGAACGTGCCGGTTCGGAGTTGCGTACGGGCTACGACTTACGTACAGCCCGTCGTTCATTGAATTTAATGTTTGCTGATTGGGCAAACCGCGGTGTCAACATGTGGACGTTTGAGCAGGGTACGATTAACCTGACTCCGGGTTTGAACACCTACGCGCTTCCCGTTGATACGGTGGATTTGCTTGAGCATGTGATTCGCACGGGCGCGGGTAGCGCGTCCACACAAGCTGACCTGACCATCACGCGTATTAGTGTTTCTACCTATGCCACGATCCCCAACAAACTGCAACAAGCCAGACCAATTCAGGTGTGGTATCAGCGTTTGGATGGTCAAACTTCATCGATTGGCACCACGCTTAACGGCGGGATCACAGCCACAGACACCACAATCACACTAACTTCCGTTGCAGGACTTCCAGCTACAGGATTTGTACAGATTGATACCGGAGCTTTAACAGAGACTATCCAGTACGGCTACATCTCTGGCAACGTGCTTTACAACTGTTTCCGTGGGCAGAATGGCACAACCGCTACAGCACACTCAACAGGCGTGGCTGTATACACGCAGAATCTTCCCTCTGTGACCCTTTGGCCAACACCAGACAACAGTACAACGTATCAGTTCGTTTACTGGCGCATGCGCCGTATTGATGATGCTGGCGGGGGTGTACGCACGATGGATGTACCTTTCCGCTTCCTGCCCTGTATGGTGGCAGGCTTGGCCTATTACTTGGCTCTTAAGATTGAAGGTGGCGCTGAGCGCCTACCCGTCTTGAAACAACAGTACGATGAAGCTTGGCAGTTGGCTTCTGATGAAGATCGTGAAAAGGCTTCAGTTCGGTTTGTTCCACGTCAGATGTACATAAACTAGCGGCACGTAAATGGGCAATCGCTTTGCATCCGGTAAGAACAGTATCGCCATGTGCGATAGGTGTGGCCAACAGTTTAAATTAACGGCTTTGAAAAAAGAAGTTATCAAGACAAAGCTTTACAATTTGATGGTGTGCCCAGTGTGTTGGGATCCAGATCAGCCGCAGTTGCAGTTGGGTATGTACCCAGTGGATGATCCGCAGGCAGTGCGTGACCCGCGCAAGGACACGACGTACGTCACGGCAGGGGTAAGCGCTACTGGCAGTCTGACTGGCGGTTCGCGGGATGTTCAGTGGGGATGGAACCCCGTTGGTGGGTCGGTTAATTTTGATGCAGTTTTGACGCCAAACTACTTGGTGGCAACGGCGTTTGTTGGTACAGTTACGGTAACAGTTTCATAGGAGCTTAATATGGCAAAAGAAGACATGAAGTCAGACAAGAAGCAAGACGTTGCTCTGATTAAAAAAGCGTTCAAGCAGCATGACTCGCAAGAACACAAGGGCGGTAAAGGCACAGCTTTGAAATTAAAAAAAGGTGGCCCCACGTCTGAAGACCGCATGCGTTTGGGACGTAACTTGTCTCGTGCTGCAAACCAAGGGAAATAATATGGTCAAGGTTAACAATTTACCAGCTTCTGCATACGCCAAGCCCCACACCATGAGTGGTGCGCCTGTAGGCATCTCTGAGAACCCCGGTTCTGGCGTCAATCGCAGTAAAGCTGACACCGTTGATATGAGCATTGGCAATATCAGCAAATCTGCGGGCAACGAAATTGTGAAGACATCTGGTATTGTCACCCGCGGTAACGGTGCGGCGACCAAGGGAATTACGGCCAGAGGCCCGATGGCATGAATTACGCCGCACTCAGCACTGCTATCCAAGCCTACACGGAGAATACAGAAGCGAATTTTGTCGCTGAGATACCCGTGTTCGTTCAGCAGGCTGAGCAGCGTATTTACAACAACGTCCAGTTCCCGTCTATTCGCAAGAATGTAACGGGTGTAATGTCTACCAATAACAAGTATCTTGCTTGCCCTAATGACTTCTTGGCTGTCTATTCAATGGCAGTTATTGACGGTGATGGTAACTACGAGTATTTGTTAAACAAAGATGTTAACTTTATTCGACAAGCCTACCCACTACCAACGGACACGGCTATCCCAAGGTATTACGCTTTGTTTGGCCCACAGTCTACCAACGCGGCTGAGTTATCTTTTATTATTGGCCCAACACCTAATGCCAATTACAACGTTGAGTTGCATTACTACTTCTACCCAGAGTCAATTGTGACTGCGGGTACAACATGGCTGGGTGACAACTTTGACTCTGTGCTGCTATACGGTTCGTTGGTTGAGGCTTACACCTACATGAAGGGTGAAGCCGACATAATGGGCTTGTACAACGGTAAGTATCAGGAAGCATTAGCGTTGGCTAAACGTTTGGGCGATGGTATGGAGCGTCAAGACGCTTATCGTTCTGGTCAGTTCCGTCAGAAGGTGACTTGATATGGCAATTGTTCAGACTCAAACCACTAGCTTCAAAGCGCAGTTGTATCAAGGTATTCATGACCTAACGACTGACGTTATCAAGATTGCCCTGTACACAGCCAACGCAGATTTAAACGCCGATACTACTGTGTACAGCACGACCAATGAAGTGGCGGCTACGGGTACGTACGCGCTTGGTGGTTCACAACTGACACCAATTACAGTCAGCACTTCTGGTTATACAGCGTATGTAAGTTTTCCTAATGTTGCTTGGACTGCGGCAATTACGGCCAGATGTGCTTTGATTTATAACTCTAGTAAAGGCAGCAAAGCAATTGCTGTATTAGACTTTGGTTCTGATAAAACATCTACCACCACGTTCACCATCACAATGCCAACTAACGGCGCAACCACTTCGTTAATTCGTTCTTCTAACTAAGGAGTCACCATGACTATCGACAAAATGACCGCCACCGACATGGTGCAAGCCACAACCAAATACAACACAATGCCTGAAGACACGATGGCTATCCACGGTACATACCACGCTGTTTGCTACAGCGTAGACGGTTTTGTTAAATGGTCTGATGACATTGAAAACTTGGTCACTACAGTAGGCAAGAACTTTACGCTGGACACCACGCTGGGTAATACCGCTGGCGGCGCAGTTGTAATGGGTCTTAAAGGCACAGGTACAGCAGTTGTAGCTGATACGCAAGCCTCACACGCCACATGGCTGGAAGTGGGTTTAGCTAACGCTCCTACATACTCAGGCAACCGCCCTACGCCGTCATTTAGCGCGGCTTCCGCTGGTAGCAAGGCCACATCCTCTGCGGTGTCGTTCTCTATCACCAGCACCGGCACTGTGGCCGGATGTTTTATTAACATTGGTGGTAGCGCGACTAAAGACAATACAACTGGCACATTGTTCTCTGCTGGAGACTTTTCTAGTTCTAAGTCTGTTGTGTCTGGCGATACCATCGCTGTTACTTACACTGCTACATTGACCTAAAATGGCTGGAGCCGCTTGGGGTGATAATGCTTGGGGCGACTTAGGTTGGGGTGGAGTTACCACCTACGAAGAAAGCGTTACTGAGTATTTGACCCCAGCTACGGCTTGGGGGGTTGGCACTTGGGGAACTGATCCTTGGGGCGGTACAGTCCCTATGTTTGAAACTCAAACTGTTGCGTTTACTGCAAATGCGTCAATCACAGAGACAGCGGCTATAGCTGATGCTCAATCGGCAATAACAGCATTCTCGGGATTGGTCATTGAAACTGCGGCTATATCTGAAACAAATGCGGCAACAACTGCCTATACAAGCACGGTTGCGGATAACTTGGCTACCTCTACTACAGAGTCAGCTTCAGCCACATTCCCGGTATCACTTACAGAAACATCGGCTACATCAACAACTGAGGCAGTGGCGGCAACCTTTGCTAAGTCAATTACTGAGACTGCGGCAACTTCTACGACAGAAGCTGTGGCGGCTACGTTTGCTAGAAGTGTTGCTGAAACAGCGGCATTGACGGATGCAAATACAGCAACAACGGCCTATACGACCACGGTAGCAGATTCGGTAGTAACAAGTACGGTGGAATCTGTGCGGGTTGACTATACTGCTTCAGTCACGGAAACCAATCCAATTGTTACGGTTGAGCAGGCTGTAGCCACGTTCTTAGGCAGTATTACCGAGTCAATGGCTATATCAGAACAGCAGTTGTTTAGCTGGTTGGCTTCTATTATTGAGACAATGGCTACGTCTGACGCTACAACGGTTGGTACGTATTACACAGAATTTATTGCAGAGCTTGCGGCTATTGCGGATAATCCACAGGCGGCTACTGCATATAAGGTCAGCAGGTCTGAAACGGCGGCAATAACAGAAACAAATAGTGGACGATTCTTGTGGGAAATTATTGATGACACACAAGGCGTTACATGGCAGAATATCAGCAATCCACAAACACCGGGCTGGGCTGATGTGAGTAACACCGAAACGCCCGGTTGGACAGTAATTTCTACTCAGTAGGAGCAATAGATGGCAAATACATCGCTAATCGGACTAACCCTCCCGGCAACCGGCACATTGTCAGGTCAGTGGGGCGACACAGTTAACAACGCTATCTCACAGATTATTGACGTTGCGGTAGCTGGTACTCAGACAATTTCTACTGATGCAGACATTACGCTGACCCTAACCACGGGTACATACGCAAGTACGGGCCTGACGGCTAATAGCTCGCAGTACGCAGTAATTCTGTGGACAGCCGCAGGCACGGTCACTCGCACAATTACAGTCCCTGCCCAGTCTAAAACCTACGTGGTAATTAACAAAAGCAGTACCCAATCAATTATTGTTATAGGTGCAACTGGCACAGGCGTTACTGTGGTTGCAGGTACACGGGCTATCGTAGCTTGGGACGGCACTAACTTTGTTAATGTAGGCGGTGGTTCTGCGGCAGGCTCTAACACGCAGGTTCAGTTCAACAGTTCTGGTGCATTTGGTGCTTCTTCTGCTTTGACATGGGATGGAACATCTCTATCAGCAACCAAGTTTGCAGGTGCTTTAAACGGTACTGTAGGTGCGACCACTCCTGCGGCGGGTGCGTTTACTACTCTATCGGCTACAACTGCACTCCCTAACACATCAGGCGGTACAGGACAAAACAGTGCGTTTACACAGTATGGTGTAACTTATGCCGCTACTACAACCACACTAGCAACTACAGCGGCTGGAACAGCAGGGTATGTATTAACTGCTAATTCTGGCGCAGCACCAACTTTCCAAGCACCGGCATCTTCTGGCGTATCACAAGCCAAGGCCACCATGATTAACTTCATCTTTAGTATTTAAGGAACCAACATGGCAAATCCTAACCTCTTAGCCGCGACCACAGCCGCTGGCACAAGTACATACAACACGCCCGGAACGACAGCGGCTACGGTGTTAATTACCAATGCGGCTTCTAGCGGTACGATTATAAAAATCAACCAGATTGTTGCGGCTAATGTAAATGGTTCTGCGGCAGTCAATGCTACGGTATCTTTAAATAGCGCGGCGGCGGGTGGCGGTACAGCCTACCCAATTATCTCGGCGGTTTCTGTGCCACAGAACGCATCAGTCATTATTGTTGATAAAACATCGGCTATTTATCTGATGGAAAATCAATCAATTACGGTGACATCGGGCACATCAAGCGGCATCACTTACACAGCCAGCTACGAAATTATCAGCTAACCGGAGGCAATCATGTCTCTTAGTAAAGTTGGCGGGATTATCTCAGCCGGTTTAAACGGCATTAACTACCCTGTCACAGCGGTGGAATACTTATGTGTGGCTGGCGGGGGTGGGGGTGGCGCAAGAAATGCGGGCGGTTATGCGGCAGGTGGCGGCGGTGGCGCTGGAGGTCTTTTAACTGCTACGGGATTTGCTGTAACTATTGGCTCAAGCATTACAGTGACTGTTGGTGCTGGCGGTGCGGCAGATACAAGCGGAGTTAATTCTTCTATTGCTGGCGGTACAACCATAACGTCTACTGGTGGTGGATATGGCGCTGATTACGCAGGCGGCTACAGACAAGCGGCAAATGGTGGTTCTGGTGGCGGTGGCGGTGGCGCTAATTCTTACCCAACAGGGGGGACAGGAACTGCTGGGCAAGGAAATGCTGGTGGAACTGCTACGGGTGCGGCCAGCGATAATGGTGCTGGTGGCGGTGGTGCAGGTTCAGTAGGTTTGCCAAATACAGCATCTACTGGTGGTAATGGCGGCACAGGCATTGTGTCTAGCATTAGCGGCTCTGCTGTTCAATACGCTGGCGGTGGTGGTGGCGGGGTTTATACGTCAGGAACTTATTTTGGTGGATTAGGCGGTGGTGGTGGCGGTGGAAACGGGGGAACTGCGGCTTCAGGGTCTGCCGCTGTAGGGTTTACTGGAATGGCTAATACTGGTGGAGGTGCTGGTGCTTCTTCAGGTAACGCTAGTGCTACAGCAGGAGCCGCAGGCGGCTCTGGAATCGTAATACTCCGTTATCCCTCATATTTAGCCCCTGCTACATCAACAACAGGCTCACCAGAAACATACATCGCTGGCGCATGGCGTGTGTACAGATTTGTAGCCAGCGGCACAATTACATTCTGAGGATATATGGCACAAGGTCTTTTTACACTCAGACAAGTTAACCAAGCCATTCGTCAAGGCGCATGGTCAGCATTTAATCCACCTCAATTTGTAGAGTATCTTTGCGTTGCTGGTGGTGGTGGCGGTGGTGGGACTAACAATGCTGGTGGAGGTGGTGCGGGAGGTTTGTTAACAGGGATTCTTCCTGTAACTGCGGGTGCAACTCTAACTGTGACTGTAGGCGGTGGCGGCCCCGGCACATCAGGTACTACACCTGCAACAAATGGAGATAACTCTGTTTTTTCAACCATTACTGCTACGGGCGGGGGTGGCGGTTGCGGCGGTAATTCACTTACTAATATAGGTGCTAGTGGCGGTTCGGGTGGCGGTTCGGGATATGCAACTATTTCTTCTGCTGGTCTTGGAATAACGGGACAAGGAAATAATGGTGGCATTGGAAACAACGCTGGAGCGCCAGATTATTCTGGTGGTGGTGGTGGTGGGGCTGGAACAATTGGAATAAATGGTGTTGCTTCTGGTGGTGGTGACGGCGGCGCAGGAATTGCATCAGCGATCACTGGCACAGTAGTTACTTATGCTGGTGGAGGTGGTGCTGGAACTCAAGTTACCCCTACGTCGGCTGGTGGCGTTGGTGGCGGTGGTATTGGCGGTATATCAACGGTTTCTCCATCTGCCCCAACAGCAGGAGCGGCAAACACTGGTGGCGGCGGTGGCGGTGGTACTCAAGGCGGCGGCACTACAGGTGGCGCAGGCGGTTCAGGCATCGTAGTAGTCAGATACCCCGGCTCTGTGCAGTTTTACACTGGTGGTAGTGTTACTTCTACAGGCAATTATATTGTTCACACATTTACATCTTCAGGAACTTTGGCTCCTACAACCCCTTCAAATGCAGGGTTTAACGGATTTATAGTTGTTGGCGGTGGCGGTGGTTCTGGTGATACTGGCGCATACCCTCCAGATGGCGGTGGTGGCGGTGGCGGAGCAGGGGGCGCTCTTATTTACACCAACTACACTTGGTCTGGTACATACACAGTTACCATAGGTGCTGGCGGTGCGGCCCGTACAAGCGGAACAAATACAACTTTTGTAACTGGCGCTACAACATGGACTTCTTATGGCGGTGGTAAGGGCGCTCAAAACTCTACATTTAATGCTGGTTCTGGTGGTTCAGGCGGTGGTGGTGCGGCTGGTACAATTACAGATTTTGGTACTTCTACACAAACCACACAATCTGGCGCTACAGGTTACGGGAACTCTGGTGGTATTGCCGCCCAGTCACCATATCGCGCTGGCGGTGGTGGTGGCGCTTTAGGTGCTGGTCAATCTGGAAACAATGGAACTACTATTTCAGGCTACGGCGGAACGGGCATTCAATTCCCGCCCGGTACAGCTAATTACTATGCTGGAGGAGGCGGTGGTGGTGGTTGGGGTAATGTTACAACTGGAGGTGCTGGTGGATTGGGCGGTGGGGGCGCAGGTGCAACTGTAGGTACAGGCACGGCTGGAACCGTTAATACTGGTGGTGGTGCTGGAGGCGGTGGATACATTTCTTCAGGAGGAGCCGCCGCTGGTGGTTCTGGAGTTGTTATTATTTGCTCAAGCACTGCGGCATCTAGCACAACTGGTTCTCCAGCAATATCATCAAATGGTAGCAACTATGTCTACACATTTACAGGCTCTGGAACAATCACCTTCTAAGGACAAAGCATGAGCAATTTATTAGGTGGATTTCTTTCCGCAACCTTTAATCCACTGTCTGGTACACCTACGACTGTTGAATATCTTGTGGTTGCTGGTGGGGGTGGTGCAAGTGGCGACCGTGGCGGCGGTGGAGGTGCTGGTGGTTTATTGCAAGCGGCTGGTTTTGCCGTTGCCGCTGGGTCTGCTTTAACGGTTACTGTAGGCGCAGGTGGTGCGGGTGGTTTGCACTCAGCAAGCGGTGGTGCTGGCTCAAATTCTGTATTTTCTTCTATTACCTCTACGGGTGGTGGTATTGGCGCAAGGAGTGGCGCTCAAGCAACTACTGGTGGTTCTGGCGGTGGCGGTTGGAGTGGAGCAAATCAAACTGGCGCGGCTGGAACTTCTGGTCAGGGCAATGCTGGTGGCAACGGCCCTGCTAGTGGAGGAAATTATCCTGCGGGCGGCGGCGGGGGCGCTGGTTCGGTAGGCGATAGTCCAATAGCAAGTGGAACAACTGGCGGTGCTGGTGGCACAGGGATGTGTTCTACCATTACTGGGCAACGTGTTTTTTATGCTGGCGGCGGTGGCGGTGGAACATTTGGTACTAGCGCACAAAGTAGTCTTGGTGGCGCAGGTGGTGGTGGCGCAGGTGCTGGTGCTACTGCTGGCAATGGTACAAGCGGAACTTCAAACACAGGTGGCGGGGGAGGTGGCGGTTGGTACAACGATGCAACGCAATACTATGGCGGCTCTGGCGGCTCTGGCATCGTAGTCATCCGCTACCCCTCATCACAATCAGCACCCACTTCCACAACAGGAAGCCCTCAGATAAACTACGCAGACGGGTATCAGATTTATACTTTCACATCTTCTGGCACTATCACTTTTTAATGCAAGTCTTTGTTTACACCATCACTAACAAGATCAACATGAAACAGTATGTTGGTATTACACGCAACATGCGTCAGCGTTGGGGTGAGCATAAACTTCCATATAACAATAAGACCTCTATGGGCAAAGCCATACACAAGTATGGTCAGCAGAATTTTGAAATGGTGCAAATTGCAAGCGCAACAAGCTGGGCCAATGCTCAGTTGGTTGAGAAGGCATTGATTAAACAACTTAACACCAGAGTGCCAAATGGGTACAATTTGACAGATGGTGGTGATGGAACGCTTGGGTTTAAACACACGGCAGAAGAATGCCAACGCAGAAGCGAAAGGTGTCCAACTCGCAATCCAGAAACCATGAAGTTGATTGCCGACAAACAACGAGGCGTTAAGCGCCCCCATACATCGGGTGAAAATAATCCTTTGTTTGGTAGAACTGGGTCAAAATCACATATGACTAAACACATTGTGGTTGCTACAAATATGGCAACTCAAGAGCAAAGAACTTTGATTGGCGCTAAAGCCATTAAAGAGGCGGGATTTAATAGATCGCATGTATACGCATGTGCTAATAAGCAACGCAAAACCCATCAACAGCACACTTTTGAATTTCAAGGAGAATTAGCATGAGCCATTTTGCCAAGGTCGAGAACGGAATTGTCACATCAGTTATTGTGATTGAGCAAGACGTTTTGAATTTAGGTCATTGGGGTGATCCCGCTTCCTATGTCCAAACAAGTTACAACACCTCTAGTGGAGTTCACTCACAGGGCGGTACGCCATTGCGTAAGAATTTTGCTGGTATTGGTTACACATACGACTCAGGCCGTGATGCGTTTATTCCCCCCCAACCATTTATATCTTGGGTTCTAGACAATGGCACTTGCTTATGGGGCGCACCTACACCTATGCCCGTTGTAGAAGGCAAGCGCTTTACATGGGACGAACCCACAACATCTTGGGTTGAAGTAACCGCCTAATAGGAATAATCATGGCTCAATACAGTGGAATGTGGACGCTAAGTCAGGTCAGTCAAGCCGTAAAAGACTTGAA